GCGAGGTCAAAGGCATTTTTACAGATTGCTCTGATGGAAACAACAATGGCATTGCCGACCACGTTGTTAGAATCTTGGAAGGTGGTCATCCTTACGATGAGCGAAACTTGCTTACTTTGTGCAAACGGTGTCATAATGTAAAGAGTAATATGGAAGGAAAAGGTTATGCTCCAGTAAGAATACCAAGTTCTGACGGTTATTACCTTCCGGAGTGCAGGGAAAACGTAATTACGGCTATTATTAACAAAAAAGTAAATTAAAATGAAAACAGAGAAGTTGAAAGATTTACAAGGTACTTTAAAACCAAGTAGAGTTAAAAGAATTACACCTCAAGCTATAATTGCTCATAATCCTTTTGATTTAACCGATGAGGAGCAGAATACTGTTGAATTGGTTAAGAAACACCTTGAATCTGCTGATGCAAGTTACAATGTTGACATAATTGCTATTAATATGTTAGCAAGGTTGCTGACTGTAATCCAACACGCCGCTAACAATATCCTTAAAAATGATGGTGTGGTTGTTTACCCTAACGGTGTTCAGCAGATTTCCCCAGAGTGGACGATGTTTAAACAATCGGTTGAGATTTACAATGATATGTCTGATAGATTTGGTCTTGACCCGAAGGCAAGGTTAAAGCTGGAATACTTTAACAGAGCAGACAAAAAAGAAGAAGACCCTATTATGAAGTTGATTAAAAACGCATAATGTTTGACTTAGAAAAAGAATTGATTGGGGAATATGCCAAGTTAGCCATCAAAAGACACTATGATGACATAAAGAAGTCAGAAAACAACAATTTCCCTTACTATTATGACCAAAAGGCCGCTGACACCTATATTTCCTTTATGAAGGTGTGTAGATTGACTAAAGGAGAGTATGCGGCTATGAATGTCAATGTTATGCCTTGGCAAGAGTTCTTTTGGGCCATGATCTTTGGTTGGAAGCGTAAAATTGACAAAAAGCGTAGATTTAGGAAAGTTTACCTTGAAATATCAAGAAAGAATGCAAAAACAGAAACTGCTGCTCTTACTGCGGTGGCTTGTTTTATTCTTGATCAAGAAAAAGGTGCGGAGATTTATACGGCTGCCACTACACGTGACCAGGCAAGGATATGTTGGGATGCCGCAAAAGTTATCTTGGACTATTTAAAGAAAGATAGTGCTGCCGTAAATAAATTAGTTCAAGTAAGAGCGCACTCAATTTATTCTACTGGAACAAATTCTAAGATGATTCCGGTGTCATCAGACGCCAAAACACTTGATGGACTTAATCCCCATGTGGCAATAGTTGACGAATTTCACGCGCATCCCGATAGTTCGGTGCTTGAAATTATGGAAAGTGGTATTGGTAGCCGAAGTCAGCCATTAATCCTAATTACCACTACTGCAGGATTTAATAAGGAAAGTCCCTGTTATCAATTAAGGAAAGTATGTTTAGATATTATTAAAGGCCATAAACACGATGATGCGGTGTTTCCTTTAATATTTTCCCTGGATGAGGATGATGATTGGCAAAATAGCGAAAATTGGATTAAGTCTAATCCATCTATGAACGTCACTATTGGTATGGGTTATTTACAAGACCAATACACAAAAGCCATAAATGAAGGTGCGGCCAAGCAAATTGGCTTTATGACAAAGAATTTAAATTTTTGGACTAACACTCACGCTACATGGATTAATGAAAATATGTGGAATGAGTGCGAAATGAAGCCAAAAGATGACTTTTTATTAAACAGACCAGCTTTTGGTGGACTTGACTTGGCTCAAACCATTGATATTAGTGCTTTTTGTTTATTCTTTCCAGAGTTTGATGGTAAACCAGCTTTTCTAATATGGAAGTATTGGATTCCGGAAGACAATGTAAAAGAAAGAAGTCTTAGAGATGGTGTTCCTTACATGGATTGGGCATTAAACGGTAGTATCAAGGTTACTAATGGTAATATTGTAGATAACGACGTTATTATTAATGATATTTACCTATTATTCCAAAAATACAATATTAGAAGCCTTGCCTATGACCCATGGAGAGCAACGCACGTTGTTATTTCATTACAAGAAAGAGGAGTTAACGTAAGACCATTCCCACAAAGTTTCCCCGAAATGAATACACCGATATGTGAGTTTGAAAAAATGATTACTGGTAAGAAAGTATTCCATGATGGTGATCCTGTAGCAAAGTGGATGTTATCAAATGTAGCATTAATTATAAATTCTACGGGTTTGGTTAAGTTTGATAAAAGGAAATCTAATGAGAAAATTGACGGCATGGTTGCTGCTGCAATGGCTATTGGTGAGGCTATTGACCCTAAGAACAAAATTAATTTAGATTTTAATTTGATAATTGGTTAATTTTTTTATTTGCATATAAAATTATTAATAATCATCTTTGCAATATGGAATTTTTGAATAAAATAGTAAAATTCATTAAAAGGAGTAGAATTACCAATCTTGGTCCTGCCAAAGACTGGAAATTGTACCAGGAATTGTTTGGAACTAACCAAAGAAGGGTTAGCCATGAAACGTCCTTGTCTATCCCTGCTTATTTTAGGGCATTATCTATTTTATCAGAGCAAATAGCGTCTTTACCTTTCTCTATATACGAAACTAAAGCCGATGGCAATGTTGTTGAGGCAATAAGTCATCCTTTGTATTCTTTAATCAAATACAGGCCATCAAGTAAATACGATACTTTTAGTTTTCGCGAAGCTATAATAAGACAAGCTGTTAATGGTTCAATGACTACCAAAAGTGGCAATGTTCTTATTATACCAAACAGAAATCAAGCAGGAAATGTAATTGATTTACATTTAGTTGATGTTCCTTGGGAAATGTACAAGATAAACGATGAGTTTTATTATAAATTAGAAGGTAGCACGGAAATTTATAGTTCTTCGGAAGTATTACACATAAAATCGTTTAGTGAGAACGGTTATTGGGGTAAAAGTCTAATTGAGGCTGGTAAAACAACTTTATCAAGAGCATTACACGAAATTGACTATGGTAATGACATATATGCTAAAGGAACTAATTTAAGTGGAACTGTTGAAACAGATTTAATCTTAAACGAAGACCAGTTAAATGTAATTAAAAAGTCTTGGGCAGATAAACACTCAGGACCTAACAATCAACAGGGTGTAGCTTTTCTACAGGCTGGATTTAAGTTTAAGCCTATTGCCTCAAGGTTAGAAGCCGCAGATATTGATGCAAGGAAATTAACTATTGAGGATATATCTAATCTTACTGGTGTTCCTGGCTTTTTGCTTTTAGGAAACAATAATATATCTACAACCAACATTGAGATATTAAACAGAATATTTGTTCAGTACACTTTAAGAGCGTGGACTAAGCGAATTGAAAATGAATTTAACACAAAGCTATTTCCACAAAAAGATTGGGGTAAATACTATGTTAAATTAGATCTTGATGAATTGTACCGTGGTGATGTTATGGCAAGAGCAGAGTTTTATACTAAACTTTACAATATAAGAGCCATTGCTCCTAATGAAATTAGAAATCTTGAAGGATTTAACCCATACGAAGGCGGTGATAAGTTTGGTATGCCATTAGCATCTAACAGTAGGGAAGTTCCTGCTGGAGAGCAACAAAATAATGTTCAACAACAATAGAATATGGAAACAAGATATTTTAACATAGAATTTTCCACAGTAGAGGAAAGAAAAATAGAAGGTACTGCATCTTCTATGGATAGTCCTTATGATATGGGTCATTTTGATGAGGAAATTGACATGGATGCTTTTGATGGTGCTGATTTTAGTGAGGCTGCTGCTTTATTTAATCACGATCAAAACATTGTACTTGGAAGGGTAAGGAATAATACTTTGCAAATAAAAAGGGAAGGTAATAAATTAAAATATACTATTGACCCACCGGAAACAAATGCTGCAAGTGATGTTATGACTTTAATTAGAAGAGGCGATGTTTACCAATCATCTTTTGCCTTTTCCTTAAAAGAAAATGGTGATTCATGGGAAATGAGAGATGGAAGATGGAAAAGAACTATTAAAAAAATTGACAAAGTATACGATGTTTCTCCAGTAACATATCCGGCTAACCCGAATACTACTGTTGCTGCAAGAAATATGGAAAGACATATTCAACAAAATGGAAAAGCGGAATGCAATTTCAAAGAATTTGTTGAATTTTTAAACAAATTAAAAAATTATTAAAATGTTGAAATCAGATGAATTAAAACAGTCGCGTTCCGCTAAAATAGAAGAAATGCGCACTTTGATTTCTGCTATCGAAACATTGGGTGCAAATGCCAATGACGATCAAAGGTCAAAGTTAAACACGATTAGGACAGAGGTTACCAATTTAGAGAATGATATTGATAATCATTTGATGATTGAGGCCGAAACTAAAAGAATGGCTACTCCTGCAACAAAAGTTAACGAAAACAAAGTTAACGATGAGCAAAGAGTTAAAAAAGGTTATTCATTCCTTAGAGCAGCTAATCTTATTGCTAATAACAAAAACCTTGATGGTTTAGAGTTAGAGATGCACCAAGAGGCTGAAAGAGAATTTAAACAAGCTGGTATCTCCGCATCGGGTAATCTTTACATTCCTAAGATGATTGTAAAGAATGAGAAGAGAGATATGACTGCTACGAGTGCGGTTGCTGGTGGTAATACTGTACCAACTATTTTGGGTGATTTGATTCCATTCCTTGACCCAAGATTGGCAGTTATTCAAGCTGGTGCAACCTTACTTACAGGATTGACTGGTAATTTAGATTTTCCTCGTAATGATGCTGCGGCTACTGCGGTTTGGGAAACTGAAAACTCTGCCAACGATGAAACAAGTCCAACTTTTGATAAAATTAGTATGTCACCTAATCGTTTGGGTGCGTTTACTGATATTTCAAAACAATTACTTGTTCAGTCATCTATTGACGTTGAGAATTTTGTAAGAAATCGTTTAAGCGAAGCAGTTAACCGAGCATTGGATTATGCTTTAATTAATGGTGACAATTCAACTCAGCCATTCTACGGTATTTTAAATACTGCTGGTATTGGATCTGTTGCAATCGGTACTGATGGTGGTCCGCTTACTTATAAACACATTATTGACCTTGAAACTGCTTTAGCAACTGATAACGCTGACTTTGGTACTTTGGCTTACCTTACTACACCTGGTGTAAGAGGTTTCTTAAAGAATACTGAAAAAGCAAGTGGTACTGCTCAGTTTGTTTGGTCTGATGGTGCGCCACCAGCAGGACAACAAGGAATTAGAACTGACTTGTTAAACGGATACCGTGCTTATGTTTCCACACAAGTACCAAGTGATTTAACTAAAGGCGGTGGAACTGGTTTACATTCTGTAATCTTTGGAAACTTTGCTGAATTGTTAATTGGACAATGGGCAGGTTTAGATGTTGTGGTTGATCCATACTCATCAAGCAAAAATGCATTAGTTACCATAGTAGTTAACTCTTGGTGGGATTCTGCCGTTCGTCATGCAAAATCATTTGCCGCAATTAAAGATGCGGATATTACTGGCATATAAATCTTAATAAAATGAAGAATATTTTAATTGGTTTGTTTGTTTTTGCTGCCATTGGATTGACGGCGTTTAAAAACGACAGAAGCAAAACACTTGATGTTAATTATGATGATGCGTCAAGCACTTTTTACAGTTATTCTATAACTGATACGATAACTAATACCGAAATAGACACAATAACTATTCCGGTAAGTTTACTTAGCCCGTGGAGCGGTTATTGGAGTATAGTAGCAACCAATTTATCTGGTACTACTTATATTTTACCAACTGTTAGACAAGCAGCAAGTTCTACTGATTACACAAGTGTTGCTACATTAGATACACTTAATGTAAATGGAATGGTACAAGCTAATGAGGACGACAAGATTGGTGGTACTAAATATCGTTTAGTATTAACCGGTGTTGGAACACAATCTACAAGGTACACGGCATATTTTGTCGCTAAAAACGAATAAAATGAAAGTGCGATTTATTCAATCGCCATCTGGTTCACCACATTCCCTTGCATATTTTCAAGGGGATGTGGCTGAATTAAATGAGATGACGGCAAAGGAATTAATAAAAGCAGGATTAGCGGAATCCTTAACAGATAAACCTATTTTAGCTGAAAATAATCCAGTTATAGAAACAAAGATTAGCGAAAAACCTAAAAAAGCAATTAAGAGATGAAAATCTGGAGAGTAACAGTTGATCAGACAAATGAATTATGGACATCTGCGGAAGTTAAAAATTATTTGAAAGTTGATGATTCAACTGATGACTCTCTTATTGCTACAATGTTAAAGGCTGCAAGACAAGCGGTAGAATCAAGACAAAATATATCTACCCTTACAAAAACTATTGTACAAAAGTTAGAGCGTTTTCCGTCAAGTTACAAAGTAGCAACTGATTACGAAAACGTAATTAAATTGTTAGTTTATCCTTGTATTGCGGTATCTTCTATTACTTACCTGGATGAAAATGGTGTATCTCAAGTATTATCGCCAAGTTTATATGAGGTAGATACTTTTAGAGGCATTATCGCAGAGGCGGTAGACCAAGACTTTCCCGATACTTATTTGTCTTTAAATGACGTAACTATTACATATACTGCTGGATATGGAACAAATGCTACAGACTGTCCATCAGATATTAGAATTGCAATATTAAAACTAATTGCCTCTATGTATGACAATAGAGCAGATAGTGTCCATAAAATGCCGACTGCAACTGACGTTATGTTAAATAGGTATAAATATGATTGGGTATAACAAAAGTGAAATTGTTGGTAAAATGAGGGAAAGAGTAATTCTGCAAAACAGAATTATATCTCAATCTGATAGTGGATTTCAAAGTGAAACTTATTCAAACATTGCTACATTATGGACTGCTTTAGATTATAAAAGTGGATTTGAGGAAGAAGACGCTGATAAAATTGTTAGTCAGCAAAAAATAAACTTTACTTTAAGGTATAATCAAAATATAACAACAGATTCAAGATTTGTTTATAGAAATAATTTATACCAAATCGAAAAAATTGACATTTCAAACGATAGAAGATTCGTTTTTTGTACGGGTGTTTATCGTTCATCATATACAGGATCCTATGCATTGACAATAGATGTAGCAGCATCGGTTAATGGTTCCGCTACATTATCTGCTAATGTTAATTCATTATTGTACTTAGCCTGTCAAGCAAATGCCTCTGCATCTACAAACGCTACATTAACAAGTGGTCAACAATTAATTATAGAGGTTGCATCTTTGGTTAATGCAAGTGCTAATGTTAACGGAGCAGCTACTATTGTTCAATATGTAGCATCAAGTGTAAATGCCCAAGGTATATCTATAGCAGATGCTTTATTGACTAAAACATTTACAACAAATGTTAACGCTAACGCAACGACATCAAGTATTTTAACTGTCACTACGCAAGGAGTTACCAGTGTTGATGCCTCTGTTACGGCAACTGGCACAACTACGGCAAATGTATTAAGAATAGCTACTTTACAAAGTAGTTCATCTACAACTGCCGACACATCTGCCATTGCTTCATTAACCAAGGTGCTTGAGGCAAGTGCAACGGCAACGGCTCAGACATCTTCCAATGCTCAATTAACATTGGCAGTAAATGCAGCGGCTACAACTACGGCAATTACTTCTGCTGATGCACAACTGTCATACACAGTTAACGCTGCGGCTGATGCTACGGCTCAAACAAGTGCCGAGGCACAAATAGTAAGAATTATATCTGCTGAAGCTACGGCAATGGCTGAAAGTTCTGCCGAAGCTTCGTTTGGTGTAACATTTGCAGCAAGTGTTAATGGCACGGCAACTGTCACAGATGCAAGTCTTTTAAGGTCGGCAACATTGGCGGCAAGTGTAACGGGTGAAGGAACAACGGCTGCAACAATAACCACGGTTGACAATGTAGCGGCAAGTGTAACGGGAGCGGCAACGGTGACGAGTGCGACATTGGATGTTGTTCAGCCTATTGTATCAGTTGATTACCTTGTTATTGCAGGTGGTGCGAGCGGTGGCTTAATGGGTGGTGGTGGTGCTGGTGGTTATAGAAATACAGTATCAGGGGAATTATCTGGTGCAAATTCAAGCGCACAACCTAAATTAAATTTATCAAAAGGTGTTACATATGTAATAACCGTAGGAGATGGTGGTGCTTCTACTTCTTCTTCACAAGGTAATAACGGAGGACCATCATCTATCGCAGGTACTGGTATTACAACTATATCAACCGTTGGTGGTGGTGGTGGTGGGGGTGAAGCTAATACTTCAGTTACACCAGGTAAAACTGGTGGCTCTGGCGGTGGTTCTGGAGATAACGCAATAGGTTCTCCATTAAGAGTAGCTGGCGGTGGCGGTGGTGGTGCAGGTCAAGCTGGTTTTTCTGCTGGTACAATAGGAGAAGCACCTGGTGATGGAACTCCTTTTGAAGGGTTTATTGGAGGTAGAGGTGCTACTCAAACAGCAGTTGCAGGTAATGGAGGAAATGGTTTATCATCATCTATTACAGGGTCATCCGTTACAAGGGCAGCTGGTGGCGGTGGTGGTGCTTGGTATTATTTATCATCTGGTACTATTGGTATTGGTGGTTCATCTGGAATTGGTGGGGATGGTGGAAATAATTCTACAGTACCAACTGCTGGTGACGTAAACACTGGTAGTGGTGGTGGTGGTCGCGGTTTTACTGCTGATGGTAACTTGGTAGCAGGAGGCTCGAACGCTGGTGGTAAAGGAATTGTAATTATACGCTCAGACATTGACATTACT